CCTCAATACTCGGTGTCCCATGAATCTCTGAAAGAAATTCATGTTCCAGTCGAGTTACCGTAGCAGTATTGCGATTCACCTTCCGAAGCCTAAAGCGGCCGAGGTTGGTTTGCTTCGACGAAGTGGAAACTCCGTCGGAAACGCGAGTCCTGTCCCACGTGGCATTAAGCCAATGCAGATATCCCCCGTAACCGGTGGATGAGCGTCGAGTTTCTTCCTGCAATCGACTGACCGGAAGGTCAGGCGATACAAGTTGATAACGAAACGCTAAGTCTGCACCACCCCAAAGACATTGAGGAACCAGACCCTTAAGCCAGACCCATATGGGTTCGACGGAAGGATCGAGAACCGACAACGTCTCAATCCGAGCCCATTTACGAAGCTTATTAGCAACGTCGATGAGTTCGGGAAGAGTCGAAATCGGACCCTTAATGTAGAAAGGGGTTATGTCATGACCGTCATAATAATGGCCACCACAACTCTCACGAAAGGGACCCTCATGCCACGACTTATCCGAATTTACGGAGAAGCCGAAGTATTTGAGTACCCAAACGAGATCGTGGTAAAGTGGCGTAGGGGCGATAATATCGTCCCCATAGACGGAAATGACACCCGGGATGCCTCGGAAATAAGCCGTGGCGCGCGCAAGAACGTAGAAGAGAAGACTCTCCAGTTCGAACGTGAAGCCATTGCCCATCGACGAGAACATCTCGTTCCTGTGCTCCTCACCATTTATATTGGTGACACGACTCCTAATAGAGTCGAGGATGGTGAACCAGTTCACGGGTAGCAATAAAGCTACAAGTTCACGGGTGACGCTATCGCTTGCGCTCGAGAGATCGAGCGTGGCGAGAGAGCCATCCAATGAGCCTTTCCGTGCGAGCGATCGGTTTATCGACTGATCGTTCAGGTTTATACCGGTTACGCGCAGACGCTCTCGGATGAAAGCGCCGACGCCCTTCTGAAGCCACATATTGATATCTGGCTCTTTACAAGCGCAGCGATCAATATCGGTTTTCTTGGGAACGGTAAACATGACGTTACCAGGCACAACACGGAAAACCGTGTTTGCACCGATAAGGTCCCACCCAGGGATATCGTCGAGGAGATCCTCGAAGACTTCCCAGGCGGAACTGGTGACATCTGCTTGTCCGAGGTACTTACCAGCCGGGTGGCTGGAAGTACGATTACGTGATGTCGAGGCACCTCCAGAGAAGGAACCGATCAAGGTTTCCTCTGGAACCACGTCGCCGAGAATATCCCGGACGATGTCTTGACAAAAGGAGACGAAGCTACCGAACGTCACCCGAGGCAAAATGTTATAATCCTCGGGAGTTGTTAAAAGACGTTCGTTGGTAACAGCGTTACCCTCTTCGGTCACGAGCCACTTTTCAATGGCTCGGGTCCTGCGGAGTTCCGCAGGATCAGTCGACTCATCGACGAACTTTGAGAAGATCTCCGCCTTCAGGTAATCAGTCTTCACTGACCCCGGAAGGTTGTTGATCAACTCGCGGAACGTTGATAACACGCTCGGTGGAACCGGCTGGAGTATTCCAGACGCGGACATCCGTGACCTTTTCATTCGGTAATCCTGAATGAGAGACAAGAAGGGGATTATTCCCCTTCCAGATGATAAGGAGGACGATAAGCGTCACGCACAGGAATAGTGCGAGCGCGAGCCGTTCTCCGCTACCATTGTGGAGCATTTGCCTACCTCTTTCTAAAGAAGTAGGCCAGCACTGAGATTAGGAAGCAGGCGCCCCAAAAGGACGCCAAACAACCGAGGCTCAGTACAGGCCCTCCAGGTCATGGATATAACCCACGGTCAGTGGGTTCAGCGTATCGAGGAATTCCTTCATCTGAAAACGAAGGTCATCCCGGTCGTTCTTCGTCGACGAACCGTCGAAGTTGAACGACATCTCGCTGTAGTTCGTCCGCGTGACGGTCGGGCGGGTCACCCCGTTGACAGTCACGTTCTCCACCACCGGCTGCGCGAACTTGATGACAAGTTTAACCTTGCCATTCTGCGATCGCGTCGTCGAAAGCGAGATACGGCGGTCCCCGATGGG